GCGCTAACCAATTGTCTATTATTTGTGCGTTCGCATTTGCCGTACTAACTATATCCTGAACTGCACTTGTATCAACTTTGGGTTGATGTGTTACATATGTTTGTCCTAGTACCAAAACCGCATTACTATTAATACTCTTAGTGTCTTTGATTGGAGTACCTGTCTTATCTCCAAATGCATCATGGTATGTATGTACTACTACGCCCACTGTACTGCCCGCTATACGTTTACCTAACGCACTTGCCGGGTCAACAGTGTATGTAACTTTGTTAGGAGTGAACTGTAAGCCTGCTTGTGAGCTTACAACGGGCTTGCGTGGTGTATAAAGTAAATCTCCGTATACATAGCCTTTCATATCACTGGGTGTATTTGCTTCTAGTATATCAAACACTCCTGCCATTTCTCCAGCAAAGTCTTTACGCCAGTCTTCGCCTTGTCCAGTATTCATAATAAAGTCTTGTAATTGTCCACTACTGGTTGTTTTGTTTTTGCCCCAACCATTTTTACCAGTCATTACAAAAGTACCGTCTGGTTCTCTTCCCCAGAATATAGTTGGATTACCGTCCCATTTAATACTAACGTCTTTTGAATCTTGTCCTAGTCTTGTGAGTATCTCTGCGGCTTTTAACGCACCTCTGCTACCTTCAAATGTAACTAGGTCTTCTAAGTGATTGTACTCTCTACCTTTGCTGGTAGTAGCTTCAGTTAGAAATTGATTGGCTCTCATTATTCAAGCTCTTTCCAGTTTGCTCCACTACGCAAGTCTGCTAGCAATGCATCACCTTTTTCTTTACCCAATGCCGCCATTATAGCTTCGACACTGCCTATATCTTTTCCTGAGGCATTAGGGCCTAATAATGCTTTTGCTATTTCATCTATGTTACTGGTTATCAAATCAGCTTTCTTACCATTTGCATCTCTGCTAAACAATCCTTGATAAGGTGACCACAACATGTTTTGATTACCAGCTAATTTAGCTAGTGCAATCATTTTGTTTACACCTTTAAACTTACTACCTTGTGGAATACTATGTGTATGAAATTGTGCCGCATTCTCTGCATTAGGTACAACCATAATATCAATTTGATGTGTTTCATTACCAGCGGGTACTTCGACATGTACACTAGTACCACTCTTCTTTGTAGTAAATCCTGCTAGTCCGAATAACTGTTCTAGTTTTTGTCTAATAACTTTGTCTTCAGCATCTTCCATATTGAAGTGTTGCTTTAGTTGATCAACATCAACTATCATATCTAGGTCACCACTAATCTTTCCTACAGTAGGTGTTGCACCACTACCAATGGGAATAGCTTTAGTACCAGTCTTAGCTAGTACACTATTAATTGCTTTCATTAGTGTTGGAATTTTAGCATGATCGAAACTTACACTATTAGGAAATATATTTCCACCTTCTTTAACAGTCGCTCTCAGACTATCTCCAATAATTCTTTTAAGACGGCTACCTCGTTTTTTACGTTTTTTACTTCCGCCTAATATGTCTGCTATTCTCATTTACTTTACCAATACCTCTTTGAAACTTACGTGGATCTTTTGTTCTGATTGCATTTATTAATCGTTTGTTTAAATCAGCCGCTGTCTCCACATCAAAACTTTCGTTAATTAAATTAATTAAATTAATTGCAGTCACTATAATCTGTGTAGCATTTGATTCAACAATCTGCTTAGTGTCACGTTTTGGTGACATTGCATTTATTTCTTCCAAAATTGATCGTGTTTTTCGCTTCATCTTAATAGTATTTAGTAAATATCATTGCTGGAGCATTGGTGACTAGCACTTATGGCATTTGCGTATTTCTTGATTCTCAACTTAGGATCCGTTAACAATAAGAGCAAAATCATCAATGGCATGCAAGCACAAAACACAGGCTCAAACTAGGCTCATATTAATGACTCAACTTTAAAACACAGTGCTTGTAGTTCAGAATCATATTTAGATAAAAGATAAGGTACACTGCACCTTTGCTTCAGCACACATTATATTCAAAGTTTTGACACGTGTCAGACTTACTAATAAGATTTGCTCCATTCTTAATATGGAATTTTCTTGCCATTTCTGTAAGTGGACTTAACGTAACAAGTTTTTCTATGTTTTCTTTTGCTTTCATTAATACTAGCAATTCATTTACAATGGTTCTCCCTGCACCTGGTTTGTGGCTCCATACAGTATATGCTACTGCAATAGATCCGTTATCATTTTTATATTCTTCAAGTTCTTCTTCTGTCATTGGTACCTGAGTACAATAACATATACAAATTACAGCTGATATATCATCTAACACATAAACTTGCTTTCCCACACTTGTTTTTTCAATATGTGGTCTTACAGGGTCACCGGATAGTATATCCAGTTCATCTATACTAATTAATCTGATCACTACTCGCTCTTTCTTAACAAACTTTTAAGTCTGTCTGTTGCATCTATTTGTGGATTTGCATCCATATTATTTTCAGTTACATTTTCGCCTGCGGGTGCAACTGTGCTTTTTGTTTTTAGTTTTTGATAAATGCTAGTTACGCCACCATCATCTTGTTGTTCATCTTCATCTAAGTCTTCAATACGCAAACTATCCATATTGAACTTCAAATCCAGTTTACTTCCAACACCACTACTACTTCTAGTTTTCATAAATTGTATTTGTACTCTGCCACGCTCTCGCATTGCCCTACTGCTGAATATACCAATCAAGTTATCAGCAGTATTAATTTTACTTATACCGCCTGCAATGTGGCTGTGGTCAAATTCAATCTCATCAACTGCACTACGATTTAACTGAGAAGCAGTAATAAACAGTATGCCTAGCTCTGTTGCTAGGTTACGTAGTTCTTCACTAACAAACTTATCTTTAATAAATTGATCACTTGGATTAACTTTTACTGTAACTGGCATCATAAGATCCAAGTAGTCAACTAGTAGTGCATCAACATGTAAGTTGTTTTGTATCTGATATTCTCTCATGTATGCTTTAATATCATTAACTGTAGTGCCATTTTTCATTTGTATTACTTGTAGTTTACCTGCTTTCTTACTAGCCATCTTAACACGTAGTTCTACATCACCACTATTCTTCATTACGTCTTTGGTACTCATACCAGTAAGCATAGCATCTAGTCTCATAGCACACAATTCTTCACTAAGTTCCAAACTAATGTACACCACGTTCTTACCTTGCAATGCCCAGTTCAGTGCCAAGTTTTGCATAAACAAACTCTTACCACTACCACTACCACCTGCAAAGATGTTTAGCTCGCCTGGATTAAATCCTCCATATAGTACTCTATCAAATGTGTCCCACCCACTACTGTTCTGTCCTCTGTTGTCTTTAATTGCTTGAATACGTCCTGCTGGATCTTCCCAATAGTCTGTGCCAAAGTTTTTAGCAAGTCCTATTTCTGTTGCCGCTTTGATAATGCCTTCTACTGTTCCATATTCTTTGTTCTCAAGTTTGTCTGCACTTTCAAGTATAGCCGCCGCCAATGCTTTGTGTCTACAAAACTGTTCAAAGTTATCCATAAACCAATTTTTATGTTCTACTGTTAACTTGTCACGCACATCAGATATTTCAACACCAGCGACACCTTTAACTTGTTCCAGCATGGGAACATCATTATATTCGTCTGCATGCGATTTTATAAAGTCTACAGTATCTCTAAACTGCCTGTCAAAGTAACTGCTTTCTAATATAGCATTACAACGCACAAATAGATCCTTGTCAGCCAACAAGAATTCTAAGTACAGTTTTTGTAAGTCTGGTGTGTAATCTTCGCTCATAATATTCCTTTATTATACTACCTACATCTACTTTTTGCAAGTATTTTAATCTTTGTACTATTTTTCTCAATACTTTCTAGTATGCTTTTTACTGTAAACAATCTACCATAACGCATAACAGCATCATTTGCATCTTTTATGTCTGGTTCCCATTCAGGGAATGCAACACTCCAGCCACGTTTAATAGCTGTATTAATTGTATCTATCCCTGCTAAATCAAAGTCGGGTAATAATACAATGTCTTTATCTAACTCTTCAATAATAGTACATTGTGTATCACTAGGACTATTACCAGCTAGTGCAACACCACCAACTTGTATTGCATCCAACTGTCCTTCTGTAACTATAATTATGTCATGTTCCTTTTGTGCGTCTAAATTAAACACAAAATCTTTCTGTTGTTGCAAATAGTATTTGGGCATGGCTTCTGGTCTATTGTCAGGACACCATCTTGCTGTATAGCCTACTATTTTATTCTTATATCTAAACGGCAGTATAACTCTACTAGCAAAATGCATATGTGGTGACCAATACCAATCTTTATGAAAGTCTAATCCACGCTTCATTAGATATGTACATGCTAGTGCTAGCTTATCTAGTTGTTTCTTATCTAGCTTATCCAATGGATAATTACCGATTTGATAACTGTCTTGTGGTAGCTGTTTTTCTTCCCAATCTATTTTTAATTTTTCAATACGTTCCTTAGGTATATATTGCCCAGCTATATCATTTGCTTCTTGCTCTCGCAAAAGTTCAAAGTTCATACGCTGAATATCACTCTCGTCAGTGCCAAATATTTTAAGTAAATCTGCTAGCTTTCCACTAATACGTCTACCATCACTCCATCCTGTTTTAAATCCACAGTTGAAGCAGTTGTATTGGAAGCTGTCGTCATGGAACATTACGCCTCCTCGTTTACGTTTATCTGGACTATGTCCTCGAGTAGAACACATAGGACAGTTACCACTAATCCATCCACTAGGAGTTTGCTTCCAGCCACTAGGCATCTGCTGACGAATAAAGTCCAATACTATCATGTTTTAATATTAACTTCTATAAATGACTTTGTCAAGTGTTCCTGCATTACCTGCATCAGGTGTATGCACTAATCTAACATAAGTGTACATACCTGTGAATGTATGATAATCAACTGCGGTACTAGCACTTACTGTGTAGCTTTGTCCAGTAATATCAAAAAAGTCACCGTTAAGTGGTTGTAAAACAATTGCACCTTGCATCTTATAAATGCCTGTATAGTTGGTTAAATGCACCTGCACAGTATTCAATCCACTCTTACTATTGTTTACTGATGGTCCAGCCATCTTGCCACCTACCCTATCATTACCGACAGAATTGAATACACTTACAGTTTCACTAGGTCTAAGTTGAGGTACTGCTCCATCTTTTATTTCTAAGACAAAAGTAATCCTACTGTTCTGGTCACTGGATCCGCCGTAATTTCCGCTGGTTCCTGTGACTGCATAAGTAACTATAAGATCATATAACTTAGCAGTTAATGCTTCAGTTTCACCGTGGTCTAACTTGAGTACAAGTTGTCCCTTATCATAATCTTGAGGGACTATGTTTTTAGTAAGTATACTAGCTTTTGAGCTTCTATCAAGTACATGAGCAGTGTAAGTTTTATTAAGTAACGATTGAGGTTTACCATCAGTATCTCTGACAAAAAAGTCAAATTCAACATTAAGTCCTCTATAAGCAATCAACGGTTGATGATTGTCTGGTCCGTAGTAAGTAGTACCACGTCTTGTTGGTACAAGCACTTCTGCTCTCTGGTTGTATTGATATATTGTTCCTTGATACATATGATTAATCCTTACTACTATTTATTTGGATAAGTAAAAACAATGAACAACATTCCTAAGAAATACCAAGATTTGTTAGACCAATTTCCATTTCTTACACTTGTAAAGTACGGCGGAAATGAATATGTGGGTATTATACAA